GAAGACTTGAGTCGCGGAGTTCAGCGAGTACGCGACGTTTCCATCATTGCCGATGACGTAGGTATCGATTGCCATTTGGTTTCCTTATGTGTCGTGCGCGATGAAACGCCACCGCTCAATCATCGTCCAACCATCATCAGCGAATGATGGCACACCGCGCTCGATGCGAACGCCTCGAAGCGCGTCGAATCCCGTGACCGTGATCGGAGTCGAGAAGGCTGTCGCCAGTCCATCCGATACGAGATAGATGTCTGTGCCTCCGCGATTGTCATACTGGGTCGCGAACTCAATCTCGACTTCGTGCCGAGTGATCGAGCCAAAGTACGGAGTCGTCCTCACGGTCGCCGTGTAGACAAGAAGCGGAAGCCTCGCGTCTGCCGGAGCGGAGTTGTAGTAAATCCGCGAAGTCAGTTCGGTCGTCAGCGCAGTCGTCGCGTAGAGCCGAGTTTTGATCGCGTCGAGAATTGCCTTGCTCATGGAGTCCTCGCGAATGCTCTTTGAAGCGCAGAGACAATGTCTTTCTTCGAGAACGCCGCAAGCCTAGGCAAGATCTTTTTCACATACGGACGAGGCTTCATACGGCGAGTTCCGTATTCAAGCATCGGAGCGTATGGCAAATTGCTTCCGAATCGAAGAATGACATCTCGTCCGTCCTCGAAGATGTTCGCGAATCCGTCTGGACGATTGCCGACCGTCTCGACGCTCCACGAAGCGCGAAGGCTTCCTGTCAATGCCGCAGGAGATTGACCGGGGAACGATGCGCGATGGTAGCCACGCGCTCGAAGATTCCGACCTTTCGCCTTTCCTTGTGCAACTCGATAGAGCGTTCCTCGTCCCGGATGAGATAGTTGGCCGCGCAATAATCGAGCGGCCCTTACCAGAGACAAGTTCATTCCTTCGCGAAGGCCGACTCGCATCGTTTCGAGAATCGCGTCGTGATTGAACTTCGCGCCGCTCATAGTTCCTCATCGTATTCAGGATTGATCTCGACAGCGTCGACAACGGTCATATTCAAATGCTGCGATGCGCCGCTCTGGCCGAGTTCTCCGGGATTCGTCGTTCCCGTGACTCGCCATTGCCGAGCAGGAAGAAAGAGCGAATCGTGAATCTCGGCATCGACCGAGATATCGAGTGCGCCTTCGAAGTAGATCGTCACGTTGCGTCTGCCGTTGATGCGACCTTGGAAGACTTGATCCGATTGTCCGCTTGGCTGAATGAATCCCCGAGCCTCGAACTCGCGGCCATACGATCGAGTTACGCTCCCATCAGTCTCGACAGCGTAGACCGGGATGCGAACTTGAAGGAGGATTCCGAACTGCGAGATCATGCTCGCGATGCTCATCGAAGCCTCCGATACGAATCGAGAACCAACTTCGTCGAAGAATCGAGATCGGAAACGGATCGAAGCGAGTACGAGTATCCCCCGAGCGATTCGCTCTGGAGGCTCGGATCTCGCTTCCTCGAGTTCAGAAGACGAGATGCCATCTCGATCGTCGCTTGCTGAAGATCGAAAGGAACTGTCGCGTATCCTCCTGTGTAGTCGACGAAGAATGAACGATACTGCGTAAGCGTAGGGCCGTAAATGATTCCCCTCGCATCGTCGACCATGTAGTCAGTCAGCGAATCTGTTGGAGCCTGAAGGTAGATCGTCTTCTGCTTGAGATCCGCTCCTGCGATCTTGCGAAGGTACTTTGTCGGCAAATTCAAGACCGCGCTCGCCGAGAATCCCGTCACGCCAGAGATCGCCGCTGCAAGGAGATTGGTCGAGGGATACGTTGCGAAAACGGTTTCGCTCGATGTCTCGACTCCTGACGAATTGATTCGATGGAGATGCACGTGATCGTCATCGACTCCGATCGTCACGGAGATATCGCTTGAGATTGTTGATTGAACGGAGATAGCGTTGTCGTAGCCTACTCCGACGAATCGAACGTGCTCGATTGGATTCTGCTTCAGAGCGATTCGATCTGCGCCGTATGTATCGTGCCACTCGTAGTATCGCTGCGATACGAAGTTCCGAGCGCAGTATCGCTGAATGTAGTCACTCGCTCGGTCGATCAGGCTCTCCATCAGCGCGTCGTCGGTCGTCGTCGTCACGCCGAGATACGCTTTGAGGCTTGTCAATGTCGTCAGCGAGTTCGTTGCTACTGCCATCGGCTCTCCTTGCCTTCTTCTTCGGCGTTTGAATCAATCGAGTCGAATCCACGAAGAGCGGAGCAGGCTCGACGACGTGCCTCGCGTAGCCTTTCGAGACGAGAATCTTGGCGACCTCTGGAGTCACATTCACGATCGTTCCCGGCCGAAGATCGCGCCGACCGACTCCGTTTTCATGGATCGCACAGTTGCGAAGGACGATCAGAATGTCATGCATTCGGTCGGCCTCCCGTCCTCATGGTATTTCGAAAGGTATTGCGTGATCGCTCGACAGTCTTCAGAAGGCCAAGTCACGACATTTTGAAGATGCCCGATGCGAACGCGAGGACAGAGGCAAATTTTCCTGCCTGCTTCTCGAAGGCGATTCCAGAAGTGAATGTCGTCATCGACGCGGCCTTCTCCCCAGTTGCCTTCCCTGTTCGGAACTCCGAGGAAGAGAGGACGAGGAAGATCTCGAATCGCATCGAGGCGAATCAGCGTCAGGCCGAAATGACCTGTGTTCATTTCTAGAGCGTCCGTGTAGAGCCGATCTTCGCTCATCTCACGAGCAAGAGATCCGTCCGGATTCCTCACAGAGAAGAGCGGGAGATCCTTGTCTCGTCCGATCTGAAGCGGACAGAGCGCGGCAACGTCTGGTCGCGTCTCCATGACTTGCCACAATCGGATGATGTCCTCAGCGTCGAAGATCGAATCGTAATCGACCGTGAGAACGTACTTCACGCATTCCATCGTGAGGCAAGTTTCGAGAAGACGTTCGAGGCATTGCCCCCAGAAGACTCCAGTCGCTCGCGAGACGTTGAAGCCTAGTTTTGACGCTGCGCTGTGGAGTTCTCCTTGTGTATCTGTCCAACAAACGCGCGGAAGAGACATGATGCCATGAATATCCTTCATCGGGAAAGAAGGAGCAGGCCGCGCAAACTTGCGAGCGACAACGGAAATCTTCGTCTTCGTTTCGTTCCATGCCCAACCATTCTTCCCGCGAGACACTTCGAAGCCTGAGAGATTTAGAATGCGCGAGAGTTTCTCGCGATTCCAAAGCGACTTCACGCCTTCACCGATGAGCATCTTCTCCGTCTCTGGCTCTCCGTCGTTGTAGGCTTTCATCACTCCGTCGAGATCAGGAACTTCGAGCCGGAGTTCTGCTCCGTCCTTCAGTTGCGATGCAATCGAGCGAAGCCATTGAATCGCGTCCTCTGTACGAATTTGCGTCAAGCCCGAGCCGATGTCCGCGCCGTCCTTCAGTTCTTCCATTGTGTCTCCTTGCCGTGAGGCTCTGGAATGATAGAGGGGAGGCGGATTTGCCGCCTCCCCACCGGAAAAAGAAAGAGGCTCGTTCAGGAGATGACGTAGTTCGCTGCTCCGGTTTCCGCGACGGTTGTGATTCCATCAATCGGATCGAGAAGCGTCGCGTTTAGTTGGCATCGGCCCGAGGTCGCGTGTTCGATCGTCGCCTTGAGATATCGCTTGCGGCCTGCGAGATTCACATCCCAAATGACCTTCGGACGAGTTGATGCATTCGTCGCAGTCGACAATGTGTAATCCGTGCTGAGAACGATTCCTCGAATCGCCTCCCAAGTCGAATTGTCGTCTGACTGCTCAAGTTTGCAGTTCGTCGTCGGTGCGCCTGTGGAAGCGGACGTGAAAGCGATACGCGCGAAGCGAAATCCTTGAGTATCGACTGATCCCGTGAGCGTTGTTGCGCTCGATTCATTCATAAGAACCGAGCGCGTATTTTGAGAGTTTCTCATCTGTCCTCCAAAGAGAGAGGGGAGGTTTCCCTCCCCTCTCGTGGATCAGCGGTTCATCAATCAACTTGCAATGACTGCGCCTGCGCCGATCTCTGCGGCAGTCACGCGACCATCGGCAGGATGCGTCAGGGTGCAGACGAAAACGCCAGTGGTGAAGACGGAGTTTCCAGAAGCGGTCACTTTGAGATATCGCCTCTTTCCACGGAGATCAATCGCGTACAAGACCTTCGCGACATTCGTCGCGAGTGCCGCCGAAGATGGAGTCCAGTCCGTTCCTGCGGTGAATCCCGGAACGGCTGTGTGTCCTGAGCCTGACGTGTCGCTGTGTTGAAGCGCATGATTCGTCAAGGTAGTCGACAGACCGTTGGTCGTTGGCGAAGTGCCTTCGTAGTAGGCAATCGTCGCATATGAGAATCCAAGCGTATCAAATTCAGCGGTCGCGAGTGCAGTCACGGCAGTCGTTCCGACCGTGACGTTGAATTGTTTGAAATTGCTTCGCATCTGTTTGATCTCCTTTGGATCAGAGGGTCATCTTGATCATTGCGCCGTATGCCGACGTAGAGCCGACGTTCGCGCACACGATGTCGACGCGCTGCGTTCCACGGACAACGCGCTCGTCCTGCTCGAAGGCGTTGAGAGCCGAATCGCTGAACGCGATCGAGGTCGCGCGGCGATCGCCGAGATAGCAGGCTTGCGAAAGGTCTCCGATGTACGCGAAGACTGCGCCTGCGCTTTCGGTGACTGGGATCACTTGCGTGAACTCGACTGGGTATCCGAAGAAGCGAGGCTCGCGAATGCCTGTAGACATTTCGGTTGCAGTCACGCCACCTGCGGCCATTGCGAGACGCTCGAAGATTCCGTGGTATGCAGACTTCGAGCAGAAGATCTTCACGTTGTTTCGCTGATAGGCCCAGTTCGGCAACTTGCGGAAGCCTGCGGAGATTTCAGCCTGTGTTGGGCTTGTTCCGCTTCCTGCGTAGGTCGACGCTGCGCCGTCGCTAATTTGGTAGGTCGTATCAGAGAGCGCAGTCGTGAGGCCGACAACTCCGCCATAGGTTGACGTTCCGTCGCCATTGAAGCCTGCATCATCTTCCTTGAATGCGAACTGGTACGCGATTTCATTCGCGACATCACTCGCGAGGTCGATGACCGAGTCTTCGAGAAGTTCGTTCGAGACGGTCGTGAGAGCGGTCAACTTCTTCGCGACGAGTTGCACGTTGTCGAAGCCCATCGTCGACTCGGTCGCGGCGATCGCTTCGCCGACCCAGTACGCCGTGAGGCCCGTATTCTTGCGAGGAATGCGGAGCGTG